AGGAGCGCGCCGTTCTTTCGAACGATTCGGTCGTACAAAGTTTCCATCAAAGAAGCCCTGAATCTTTGATTCAGAGCCTCTCTGAAGTCTCTCAGATTCCTCTGAGTGGCTTCAGGAGTTGGAAGGCTTTCTTTTTCTGTCAAAAGCGAAAATGGACATGATTAAGAAATTAATCAAAATCCATAATCGAATTTGAGCCTGTCCTCTTAGTCGAGAAGATAGGGTTTCGGCATTAAAGTTCATACGTAAACACTTTATCAAAGTGATTACGCATCAAACTCTAAGCTCAGCCCCTTCACTCACGAAGTGAATGAAGTGGTTGAACCAAAACCCAGAACTCTCCTTGATTAGGTTAAAGAGTGTAGAAGACTCTTGTGAGTCAGATGACATGGCGATCGCAGTACTTTCCGTACTGTGAAAGTCACGTGACCTGATTCTCGAGCCTTCTATTGATCTTTCCCCTATTACGGACGAGCTGTCCGTACCAGAAGGAAATATCAAACAGTTATCTTTAGAGATTAAAGATAACTGGCGCTCCTTAAAGATAGGAAGGAATGAGCTGATGTACTGAGATGCAGCACCTAGCTTATTTTGGACAATCAAAGCTGGTCCTCACGGACCGGCGATGAGATCCGCTGTAAGCGAAGTGTTTACATACAGTGAAGAGCAGAAAGAGATGATAGACAAGCTTGTCCGTCATTACGCTCCGTTCTTCGCCGACGTTAACTCTTGAGTTTCAATTCAAAAGTTAGTGAAGGCCTCAACTCACAGACCTACTGAACAATTCGTCAGACGGTTGTCAGCGATAGCTGACTACGAGGGGAAAACCCGCGTAATCGCTATTGGTGACTACTGATCTAACGTTGTCCTTAAACCTGTACACACCATACTAATGAAAGCACTAAAATCAATTAGTGCGGACATGACATATGGTCACTACAAGATTAAGGGCATTGTCGAAAACCACTTTAAGGCTAATAGAGAAGGTTTCTCTATTGATCTTAAGGCGGCGACTGACAGATTGCCAGTAGATCTCACTGTTCAAGTTATTTCAGAGTACTTCGATGATGAGATCTTCGGAGCACTTTGAAAGAACTTGATGGTTTCCTTCCCATTTAGGATAAAGGCTGCCTTTAACCATGATGTAAAATATCAGGTAGGTCAGCCCATGGGGCTTTACAGCTCCTGACCAGCCATGGCTTTGACTAACCACGTCTTAGTCAGGTTGGCTGCAAAACGCTTAGGGATTGATG